GTGTGGGCGCACATGAGGCCAAAGAGCGGGAGAGAAGTTACCCAGTATGACCGAGTTAACGCCGAGACTTCTTATTTGTGTGTTATCCGTTATCGCTCGGACATTTTAGAGAAGTACAGAATCCTATGGGATGGTGAGTCGTTCAATATTAGAACAATTCTAAAGCCTAAAAGCCGTGCGCTTTATTTGGAAATGGACTGCGAGCGTGGAGCGCCTCAGTAATGCCTCAAAAGATTGGCGTTGTTGGAATAGAAGATATAAGCAAGGTTTTGGGCGAGCTTGTACCAAAACATGCACGAAACCTGTCTAAGTCATTTGTTCATGGCTTGGCCAGTGAGACATCAAAAGAAGCAAAAAAAAGAGTGCCAAAAAAAACAGGTACACTTAAAAAAGCGATTAAAGCAAAAAGAAGAAGAAGTACACCCGACAAACCTGTTTCTGATGTAATTATTGAGCAGGGCAAGAGCGCAAAGAATGATGGTTTCTACTGGTTCTTTGTGGAATACGGAACAGGCGGACCAGTGCCACAACCTGAACAGCCGTTTTTGAGGCCTGCTAGAGACCTAATAGAGGCGAACATGCCTAAAGTAGCCAAAGAACAATTCAATAAAAAACTAGCTGCTTTAATTAAGCGCGAACAAAAAAAGGCCGCTAAAAAATGAGTGCATTTGAAACAGTAGTTCAGACGGCTATCTATCAGAAGCTAACAGGTAATGCGCCTTTGATGGCTGAAATAAAAGCGGTGTACGATGATGTTCCACAGCCTAATAACTCAGGCGATGAATTAGATTTCCCATATGTAACAATAGGTGAGGATGTCCACACAACTATTGATACAGATTTAGAGCTTATGAATCAGGTTAGTATAACGGTACATACTTGGTCTAGGTTTTCTGGTCGTTCTGAAACAAAGAAAATACAAGGCTTGATCTATGATTCGCTACATAGGGCAAATCTGGTACAATCAGGCTACAAATTCATAAACATTGCTCAGGTAAATTCAGAGTCACAATTAGATTCTGATGGCTTTACTAGGCACGGCATACAAACTTTTAATCTTCTAATAGAGGAATTATAAAATGGCAGGATCAGCTTCTCGCGACCTCTTGATCAAAAAAGGCGCTACAAACTTATTAGGCATTAATGCAAAGTCTATTGCAGTTGCTAAAGAGCCAATCGACGTCACAACTGACGAGGACAACGGCTACCGTTTGCTGCTTGATGTTGCTGGCACCAAAACGTTAGATATTAGTTTTTCTGGTGTGACTAAAGATGATGTCATGCGTGGCGTTATTATGACTGAAGGCGGTCAGCTTTTAACAGATATTACCGTTCAATTTCCTATTACTGGATCGCAAGCAACCACAGGGGATTCCATTTCTGGTGATTTCTTTTTTAATGGGTGGACTGAAAATGGCGGCGGTTCTGATGGTGCCATTGAATTTGATGGTACACTTCAATCTTCTGGTGTTTGGACGTTTACGGCGGGTTCTTAATGCAAGATTATACATTTGAGTATAAAGGGGAATCATATCGAATCCCCAAAAATAAGATTTTTGATTGCCTGTATGAAATGGGCGAAATAGTGCCTATTGCTACTATTGGCGATGTGTTCAGCTCAAATGATTTTATGAAAGCATCCCGCTTGCTTTCTTTGATGGGTGGGTACACTAAAAAAGGTGCGCCCGACCCAATGGAGGTAACAAAACATTATCTCTATGAGGAAGGTGGAGCTTTAGAGGTTTACACGGCCGTAGGTGAACTGGTGGCTTTATTAAACCCACCGGAAACCTATCACCCGCCGGAGACTGAAGAAGCGGGAAAGTAACTAGCAGCAATAATGCAGTTAAAAACCTGTATATTGCAGCGGTTAACAGCTTCTCAATATCCCCCAGTGAGTTTTGGGGGATGCACCCTACAGAATTTTGGTGGCTGGCAGAAGCTAAAGCGCCCCACGCATTTCAAGAACCACAAAGAAAGCGCCTTTTAAGATTATTGGAGAACGGCTTCGATGGCTAACGAATCGGATATATTTGTACGCTTTGGCGCAGACATTGACCCACTAAAAAAAGGTGTGGATAAAGCCACCACTACCCTTTCTCAATTCGGCACCTCTGCACGAAAAACAACAAACCAACTTGGTAAGCTTGGTGTAGCGGCAACCGCAGCAGGCGCGGCCATTGGTATTAAGTTTGTTAACGATTCGCTAGATGCTATCGACTCTCAGGCTAAACTAGCTAAACAGCTTGGCACCACAACATCATCTATAACCACACTTCAAAGAGCCGCCGATATGAGCGGTATTTCTATGAAGAACATAGAATCAGGTGCTAAAAACTTAGAAGTTGCACTGGGCGAGGCTGCGCAAGGGACGGGGGTTGCGGTTGATACGCTTGACCGATTAGGGCTGGCCGCACAAGATTTAGAAAACCTGACGCTTGATGAAAAGATTCTAAAAGTAAATCAAGCGATAAAAGAAAACATCCCTGCCACAGAGCAAGCCGCCGCCGCATCTGATTTGTTTGGTAAACGCGCAGGCTTTGCAATATCACAATTAGACTCAGCAACGATAGAAGAAGCCAAACGCCAAGTAGTTGGCTTTGGCGTAGCTGTATCTGATGTTGATGCTGCCAAGATTGAAGCGGCTAACGATGCTATGGCTACGGTAGGTATGGCAGTTCAAGGCGTGTCTAATCAGTTTACGGTAACACTTGCGCCCATTCTTGAGATGATTGCAAATGACTTCAAAGAGGCAGCCATACAAACTGGCGGCTTTAAAGAGGAGGGTGTAAGCGCTGTAAAGGCAGTTGCAACAGCTATTGGGGTGGCTGCCGATGCAATGAGAGGCTGGGAAATAATAAATAGTGGTATTGTTGGTGGACTATTAAAAATAAATAGCACTGCAGCTGCAGTAATGGCACTTGTAGGAGATACAACTTCAAAAGAAGTTCAAGAGGCGCGGGACGCGGTAAAGCTTTGGTCTGATGATTTTGATAGACTTGCATCATCCCAATCCCCTAGTGATATGATTGATGCAAAAATCGCACAACTAACCGATGAAAGAATTTTAGACGCGAAAAGAAATCAAGTTGACGCGCTTAATGAGATAAACAAAAAAGGGAATGAAAAAGAACTAGATCAAAATATAACTTTTGCCGAAAAGTGGGAAAAATTCAATAGATCATTTAAAAAAGAAGACAAAAAAGGAACTCAGCAGTTTTTTAGCGATCTAGCTACGCTTACTGGCTCTGGGAATAAGCGCCTTTTTGAGCTTGGCAAGATTGCTGCACGCGCAAATGTTGCGATAGATACTAATGAATCAGCAATGAAAGCTTATAAGTGGGCGGCAGGCTGGGGCGGCCCAGTGGCGGGAGGTATAGCAGCAGGGGCTGCGATTGCAGCGGGCGGGATTAGACTTCAGGCAATTAACAGTACTTCATTTGGCGGTGGCAGCTCTGTATCAACAGGGGCAGCAAGCGCGGCTCCGGCAGCAGCAAGCGCTCCAGCAGCGGCAGCGCCTCAGCCACAAGCTCAGCAAGTCGAAATAAGCGGGATAAATGCGGGCGATATGTTTACAGGCGAGCAATTATTTGGCCTTATTGATAAACTTAACGAAGCAGGTGAAGACGGAAAAACCCTTAATGTGAGCGTGGCATAATGGCATTAATAATAAGCAACAACTTAGTTGTAAGTCAGCAGCAAGAAACAGGGAAGGCTGGATTAATTGGTTATCAAAACCTTTTAAATGTGAATAATGTCACAGCCTCAAGCGAGCTAGCAACCAATCCAATTACGAATGTTGCAAACCCTGCAACGGCATATACTTGGGAGTCTGCTATTGCGGATTATGCTGGCGCGACTAGCTATACGGGTACCAACTTAATGTCTAGTCCGTTTGATCCTAGTGGGTGGACAGGCGCGACAGACCCAGACCTATCTTACCAATCAGTAACAGAGCAAAACCCTAGTGGCGAAAGCTTTGTGGGAGAATTTGAGTATATTGGCAGTAGCTTTGCCAACATAGCAGCAGAGTTGAATAATTCATTTGTAAGTGGTGAAACCGTATATCTTTCTATACTTGCAAAACCAGTAAATTCAAATAATTTAGGGTTTAGATTTAGATTTCAGGATGGTGCGGTAATACTTGGCGAGGCGTTTGTTAATTCTACAACAGGGGGAAATACAACCGACAATGCTTTGGTCAATACAACGTTTCTTTCTAATGGTTATATTCTTATTGAGGTTAAATATAAATTAATTTCAGACGTTTCTGATTTTGATACTTTCATGCAATTTTACAAGGTTGACTCAGCTGGTAATAGCTTAGCTTTTCCGGATATTGGCGATAAAATAAAGTGCCAAGCTGCATACTTTGGTTTATCTGGTCGCTATCAAGGGTCTGTGAGATATAGTGGCGCAAATCTAATGCCTAGTCCCTTTGACCCTAGCGGGTGGAGTGGGGTTTTAGATTCTGACGGAACCATAACAAGCGTAACGGTGCAAAACCCTAGTGGAGCGCCTAACGCTGGGATTGCAGAGCAAGTCACATCAAATCAATTTAATCTTAATAATGGCTCAACGGCTGGCCCCGCATCTGTAGGGGAAAAGGTTTATCTTTGTATCTTATGTAAACCTGTTGGAGCATATGATAGTGCAATAAGATTTAGATTTGCTGATGATCAAGGCTTTATAGCAGACACAGTTTTAAGCGGGTCAACTGGGCAAAGGGTTTCAGGTGGAACTTTAAATACAAATGTAAGCCAGCTAGGGGGTGGCTTCTTACTATTGGAGGTTGAGGTATCCATAAACAGGACTGACCCAAACACCTATGGTCAGCTTATCCTATGGAGTAATGACGGATCTGGTGTTGCGCCTATAGGCTCTCAGCTTTACGTTCAAGCCGCCTATTTCGGCAAGAATACAAGCTTCCCAGCAGTAATAGACCCAGCAGACCCTAATCAATGGCCAGCTAATATCGATGAATCTGGAATTAAAATAGACATATCCACAGCCGGACAGACAATAGATTACTTAGGAATAGCTAGGCACAATCTAAACCAAGCTGGACTTTCTGTTTCCTTGAAGTTTGATGGAATCACAGTACTTCAAAATCAGGCTGTTTCTGATATTCAGGCTGTAATGTTGCTAGTTAATGAAGCTTCACCCGATAATGTGCAATTAATTATAAACGGGGCCACTAACGCACCTCAAATAGGCGTGATATATATTGGCAAAGCATTGCAGTTAGAGCGCAATATCTACGTTGGCCATACTCCTGTAACTTACGGGAGAAACAGAAAGACAGTAAACGGCGTGAGCGAGAATGGCCAGTACCTTGGTGAGATTGTTGTAAGGCAAAATAACAGCACTAGCGTTAATCTTCAAAACTTAACGCCAGATTGGTATAGGTCATTCCTTGACCCATTCTTTAAACTTACCCCGCGTGTGCCTTGCTTTTGGGCGTGGAGACCTCAAGACTATCCGGCAGAGGTTGGATATTGCTGGATTGAAGGTGAGCCAAGCATGTCAAACCAAAGAAGCAACGGAATGGTTGAATGTAGCTGGAACTTTAAAGGTATAGCATGACAGAACGAATTAGCTATGTAGAAATAGACTTAAATCGATGCTCCAACCGCTACGGTGTTGCCCCATGCGCCGCTAGCGGCCCAGCTACGGATAAATGCTTTAATTGCTTTGCTACGTGTCAAGATAAAGATAACTACGCCAAGGAAACGGTTGTAAGTCGTCACAGCTCTGTATCCAGCAAGCCACCTATTGATATAGACGCAATTCCAGATATGGCTAGCTATTCAGTTAGACCAGCACAGCTTGATCTTGGTGAGTCCATCGGTACGCGCGCAAGCCTTACTCTTACATTTAAGGATGCTCGCTACCCTGATACAGGCATGGAGGGCGATTACTATTTATCGGATAGGGATTATGACCCTTACGAAAACGGCACATATTGGGGCAAGTTCAGGGCTAGATACCCGTTTATACAGGCGGCGGATATTCGGCTTATTAGGGGGTATTCTGACCAATCACTGGATCAGATGGAAACAAGGCATTTTATTGTCGATACAGTGGCTGGCCCTGATTCTAATGGACGATTTACAATTACCTGTAAGGACGCTCTAAAGCTTGCTGACGGCAAAAAAGCCCAAGCCCCTATATTGTCTAATGGCAACCTGTCAGCATCAATAACAAGCACAGCAACAAGCCTAACTCTTACACCCGCTGGCGTTGGCAATAGCGAATATCCAGCTAGCGGACATATAAACCTAGGTGGTGATGAGATATGCAGCTTCACTAGGTCTGGCGATAATATGACCATTGTTCGCGCCCAGTACAACACAGAGGCCAGAGAGCATGATCAAGGCTCTAGGGTTCAATTGTGCTTG